TTATGAACACGGCGGGTCCGACGGAGAACCGGCAACACCGGGAGGGACGCCGACCGTTTCGGTCGTCGACTCGTCCGGCGAGGTTGTGACCGTCGGGTCGGTGTCGGGATCGTCCTCGACGTATTCCGCGACGGTGTCCGCCGCGGATAGTCCGCGCACCGATTTATGGTCCGTGACGTGGACCGCCGACTCGGCGGATCACGAGGAGATGATCGCGGTCGTCGGCGGTGTCTACGCGACGACCGCTAGGATCCGGGCGCTCGAACCGTCTCTCGGTGATGTCGGCAAGTATCCGGCGGAGGTCCTCCTAGAGAAACGGGAGATCGCCGAGTTCGAGGTCGAACAGATCACGGACCGGGCGTTCGTCCCGAGGTTCTCGGTGGCGCGTCGTCGAGGAGGGTCCTCTGGGCTTGTCCTCCCGGAGTGGGATGTCCGTTCGGTTCGATGGGTACGGACGGTCAACGCCGACTCGTCGGTGACCGACTGGACGGCGGAGCGACTCGCCCTCGTCGACGTTGTCGACGGCGGCGCCGGTGTGATCGGACTCCGGTCCGGATGCTGGCCCGACGTTGTCGAGGTCGGGTTCGAGTTCGGTCTCGATCGACCTCCGAACGATCTCGAAACGATGGTCGCGAAACGGACCCGATGGTTCGCTAACCGGCCGAACTCGACGGTCCCGGACCGGGCGACGTCCTACACCGTCGACGGTGGAACGTACCGGATCCAAACCGAGGGTGAGAAACGAACCGGCGACGACGCGGTCGACGCGGTCTACGCCCGATGGTCCCGGATGGAAATCGTCGTCGGATGAGCCGCTCCTCGGTCCGTCTCGATCTCCAAGCGTTACTGGAGGACGGTCTCTCCGGGATGGACATCGAGGTGACTCTCGGCTCGGCGTCGAACGAGACACCGGCGGAGGGTGTGTGGATGTGGGATCCGGAGGAATCCGATCTCGAGTTCTCTCTCCTCGCCGGGGCCGGCACGACGATGGACGACATTTGGTCGTTCTCTCTCGTGATCGTTTCGGACCGGCCCGGGTACGGCGCCGCCGACGCGGAGTCGAGAGTCCAGGCGATCGCCGACGTTTGTCTCGACGTGATCCTCGACAACCGGAACCTCGACGGGAACGACGAGGTGTTGTCAATGTTGCCGACCTCGATGAGAGGTCCGATCACCGGGCCGACGACCGAGGGAGCGTTGTCGGCGATCCATCTAACAATCGAAATCCACGAGAGAACCGGACCCTAGAAATGATGATTAGAAACGTCTCGAACAAATCCAAGGCCGGAGCGTTCGGAGTGTGCGCCGCCGGTGAAACGGTCGACGTCGACGACGACCTCGCCGGAGCGGCGCCGTCCGGGACATCTCCCGGGTCCGGGCTCTTGGCACAAACCGATGTGTGGCGCCCTGGCGCCGCCAAAAAAGCCGCGGCCCAAAAGGCCGAGGAGAAATCAGAAACGACTACAACCGAGAAGGGCGGGAGCTAAATCATGGCAACCGGACACGATGCACAATGGGGAATCAAAACCGAGAGCGTCTACGGCACCGCCGTGGTCGTCGATGAGTTCATCCCGCTCATCGGAGAATCGATGTCGGTCGACGAGGATTTCACGGAATCGCAGGCGATAGTCGCCGGGCAACGTGTCCTCCAGTCCGATCAGTGGAACTCGGGGAACCTAACGGTCGAGGGATCGATCGAGACGGAACTCCGAACAGCGAACATGCTCACGTTGTTCGAGCATATGTTCGGCGGTGTGACCGGTGCGAATCCGTACACCTACGTCCCGGACGATCTCACCGGTCTCGGTTTCACTTGCCAGATCGGTAAACCGATCATCGGCGGAGCGGTCGAACCGTTCACTTACAACGGATGCAAGGTCGCGTCATGGGAGATCGCTCTCGCCGCTGGCGAGATCGCTACCCTCGGGCTCGACCTCGTCGCCATCTCGGAATCGACCGGTGTGACGGCGTTAGCGTCCGCGTCATATCCGGTCGGGTCGCTCCCGTTCAAGTTCACTCACGGCACCGTCGAGATAGCGAACTCCCCCGCGAACGTTAAAGCGATCACAATCTCGGGAGAGAACGCTCTCAACACCGACCGCCGGTACATCGGGACTCAAGTGATCGCCGAACCGATCGAGGAGGACCGACGCGAATACACCGGGTCGATGACTCTCGATTTCGATTCGATGACCGCCTACGATTTGTGGCGCGCGCACACCGAGACCGAGGTCGAGTTACAACTCGACGCCGGGTCCTCGAACGAGATCACGATCACAATGAACTGTCGATTCGACGGTTCGACTCCGGCCGTGTCAGGCCGTGGGATCGTCGAACAAGACGTCCCGTTCACTTGCATCGCGGACCCGACCGGGACACCGGGAGCGATCGTCGCGGTCGTCGAGGAGGCGCCGTAAACAATGGCCCGAGCTAAGGGCGGGAACGCACCGGCCAGGCAAATATCGGTCGAGGGACTCGACGATTTCCGTCGAGACCTCAACCGGTACGCGAAGGACCTCGGCGGCGGGAAAGCGCTCGGCAAGGTCAACAAAGAGATCGCCGAGTTCTACTCGGGCAAAGCCGACGATATCGGCCGCGGTCTCGGCGGTGTCCACGCTCACGTCGTCCGACAGAAATCGATTCGGGCGCGGGGAGCTCAGAAACGATCCGAGATCGTCCTCGGCGGGCAAGGGCAGAAACACGGCCCGGCGATGGGCGCCGAGTTCGGGTCGAACACCTACGCACAATTCCCGGCGCACCGAGGTTCGGGTTCCGGCGCGGGTTACATGTTGTATCCGGCGATCCGGGAGAACGCCGACGAGGGCGCAGAGATGTACTGGGATGCGGTCGAGGATCTCGCCGCGAGGGCGTTCCCGAATAAGAGATGAGAACGATTTGTCGCGTGATCACGCGCGACCCGACGAGGGAGAAACCAAATGGCTAAAGCGCCGAGAGTGAAACCGGAGGCCGAGGTCGTCCAGTTCATATTGGACGGTCGGACCTATACGTTCGACGCGATGAAACTCTCGTCGGCCGACGAGGGAGACCTCATCGCCGGATGCGGATGGACGATCCAGGAGACGATGTCGAAGATCGGTGAGGGTTCCCTCGTCGCGGTCCAGGCCCTCACGTTCCTCGCCCGCCGATCGTCGGGAGAGTCGCGGGCGACGTTCGATTCTTGTGTAGTCACGTTCGGCGATGTCACCGAGATCGAGTTCCTCACCGGCGACGCCGCCGAGGACGACGAACCAAAACATCCCGGCGGCGACTGACCAATGCTCTGCCCGCTCTCGCCGCCGAGTTCGGGATCAAACCGTGGGATCTCGACCGGATGACGTTCGAGGAGGTCGACGTGTTCGTCGACTGGATCAACGAAAAAGCGGCGGAACAAAAACGGGCGCAACGCAGGAGGTGACGTAGTGGCACGAGAACGCGAACTCAAAGTCGTCATCGCTGGCGACGCCTCGGGTTTCAACAAGTCCGTCAAGTCGGTCAAGGGCGGTCTCGGCGGTCTCGGTAAATCCGCCGGAGTCGCCGCCGGTGCCCTGGCCGCCGTCGGTGTCGCCGCCGTCGGCGCTCTCGCCGTTAAGGGCGTCAACGCCTCGATGGAGTTCGATCAATCGATGCGCGAGGTGTTCACTCTCCTCCCGGGGATCTCCGATGAGGCGATGGGAGGGATGAAGGATCAAGTCAAAGATTTCTCTAAAGAGTTCGGTGTCCTCCCGGACGAGGTCGTCCCGGCGTTGTACTCGTCCCTCTCCGCCGGTGTCCCCAAAGACAACGTGTTCGCGTTCCTCGAAACCGCGCAAATGGCCGCGAAGGGCGGTGTCACGGAATTAGAGACGGCGGTCGACGGGATCTCGTCGGTCGTCAACGCGTACGGCGACGACGTCATCACCGCGACCGAGGCGTCGGACCAAATGTTCACCGCCGTCAAGCTCGGAAAAACGACGTTCGGGGAACTCTCCGCGTCGCTCTCGAACGTCACTCCGATCTCGTCCGGGCTCGGGATAAGTTTCGCCGAGGTCTCGGCCGGGTTAGCGGCGATGACCGCGAAGGGCGTCCCGACCGCCGTCGCGACGACTCAACTCAAAACGTTATTCTCGGAGCTCGGGAAGGACGGATCGAAAGCGGCGCTGGCGTTCGAGCAGTTCTCGGACAAGTCGTTCCCGGATTTCATCAAGGGCGGCGGGTCGATCGAGGACGCCCTCAAACTCGTCAATCAGTCGGCGATGGTTTCCGGGACCGGGATCCAAAACATGTTCGGGTCCGTCGAGGCCGGAGCGGCGGCGCTCACGTTGTTCGACAACGAAACATTTACCGACGCCGTCGACGAGATGGGGAACTCGGCCGGGGCGACCGAGGCGGCGTTCGAGACGATGGACCAAGGTCTCGGTCCGATGCTCGACAAGGCTAAGGCTTGGGGCTCGGTGATGCTCATCGAGATCGGCGACAAAGTGATCCCTCTCCTCGAATCGGCGGTCGAGTGGATCGAAGCGCATTGGCCCGAGATTTCGGCGACGTTCGCGGCGGTGTCCGCGGTTGTGATGGACGTCGTCGGCGAGGTCGCCAAGATGTTCG